GTCTAGGCATAGCCTTTTCAACACCTTAACACCACACCTAACAAACCCTGTAAACCTGTAAACCATGCCCCTGATCAGCCAAGCCGCTTATTCCAGACACCGCAAATGCAGTCGGGCCGCCGTGACCCAGGCGATTCAGGATGGGCGTATCAACTTGATTAACGGGAAGATCGACCCGGCTGTTGCGGACATCCAATGGCAAGCCAACACCCGCAACCCCAAAGCGCCCGTAATGATCACTGAACCCGCTCCCCGGCCCATCCCGACTGAACCGCTGCCCGACTGCGCTATTCCCCAGACCGTCTATGACCTGCAACTCGCTCGTGCGAAACGCGAGCACCATGAAGCCAACATCGCCGAAATGCGCGAACGGCAAAAGGCCGGGGAACTGGTGGAACTGGCCGAGGTAGAGAAAGCCAGCCTGGACATTTACGCCCGAACGAGGAACGCCCTGGAACGCATCCCCGACAAACTCGCTGACCGCCTCGCTGCGGAAACCGACGCCTTCGCCTGCCGGTCCCTGATGGCGGCAGAAATTGAACAGACCCTCACTGACCTGGCCGACTCATTTACCGCCCTGCCTGCACAACTGGAAGATCACGATGAATAACCCCGTCATCATTGGCAACGCCACGCTGTACCTCGGGGATTGCTTGGAGATTTTGCCGACACTGAGCGGAATTGAGACGGTCATTAGCGATCCGCCGTATGGAATTGGGTATGTGCATGGCGGAGGCGGAACCGCAAAGGGCCTAGCGGGGGGGGGTTATTGGATGCCTGACAAACGCAAACACGCCAACCGCCCCATTCATGGCGACGATAAGCCCTTTGACCCGACGCCCTGGCTCCACTTCAAAAACGTCCTGCTCTGGGGCGCAGATCGGTACAAAACCCGCCTCCCCGATACCGGGATATTTCTGGCGTGGGATAAGCACATTGGCGTCGGTCCAAACGATAGCTTTGTGGATTGTGAATTCGCCTGGTGCAACGCCAAGCCGAAACGGAACATCTTTCGCCACCTCTGGAAAGGTATTGTCTGCTCAAAAATCGGCGAATCTCTAGACAACAGCAAGCATTTCGTCCGGGAACACCCCTCCATGAAACCGGTCGCCCTGATGCGCTGGTGCATAGAGCATTTCAAACTGCCGCCCGGCTCCATGATTCTTGATCCGTACCTTGGTAGCGGCTCCACTGGTATAGCAGCGGTCACCATGGGCCACCGCTTCATCGGCATTGAAATCGACCCCGACTATTTCGCCATTGCCTGCGCCAGAATCGAAAAAGCGCAGCGCCAGACCCGCATGGGGCTTGAGGAAGTCGCATGACCTACCAGGTCAACAACGCCCGACACCACTGCCGCGACTTTGCCGCACGGGGATTCCGACCCGCCCCCGCTGGCACGGTCAGCGAGTGGGCGGATGCTTACCGGATGCTGCCCTCCAAGTCGGCATCGGAAGCCGGGCGCTGGCGCACCTCGCGCACTCCCTACCTGCGGGCGATCATGGACGACCTGTCCGCCGACAGCCCAGTGCAGCGCATCGTGCTGATCAAATCCACCCAGGTCGGCGCCACAGAGGCCGGACTCAACTGGCTCGGCTGGTTCATCTGCACACAACGCGCACCGATGATGTGCGTTCAGCCGACGATTGAAATGGCTGAAAGGTTCAGCAAGCAGCGCCTGGCCGCCATGATCGACGTGACTCCCAGCCTGCGCACCATCATTCCCCCGGCCCGGTCCCGCGATTCCGGCAACACCACCTTGCTCAAAGACTACCCCGGCGGGATGGTCCTGCTGTCGGGCGCGAATTCCGGCGCATCGCTGCGGTCCATGCCGGCCAAATACCTGTTCCTGGATGAAGTGGACGCCTATCCCCACGATCTTGACGGCGAGGGCGATCCGATCAGCTTGGCCGAGGCGCGACTGTCTACTTTCCCCGGTCGGAAAGTCTTCCTCTGTTCCACCCCCACCATCGAAAGCCTCAGCCGCATCCATCGGGAATGGCTGGCCAGTGACCAACGGCGCTACTACCTGCCCTGCCCGCACTGCGAAGACATGCAGCCCCTGACCTGGAACAACCTGACCTGGCCGGAAAGCGAACCCGAGAAAGCCGTGTACGCCTGCCCCAGTTGCGGCGCGGTCATCCATGAACATCAGAAAACCCGAATGTTGGAACAAGGCGAATGGCGGCCCACCTACCCCGAGCGCCCGGTGCATGGCTACCACCTCAACGGCCTGTACACGCCGCTGGGGCTGGGCCTGAACTGGATTGAACTGGCGACCGAATGGGATGCCAAGAAACGCGACCCCAGCCAGCAAAAGACCTTCATCAACACCCGGCTCGGGGAATGCTTCGCGGATCCGGATGAAAAACTCGACTGGGATGAACTCAAACACCGTGCGGAACCGACGCTACCACGCACCATCCCGCCCGGCTGTTTGGTGCTGACCCTGGGGATTGACGTACAGAAAGACCGGTTCGCTATCATCGTGCTCGGCCACGGGCGCAACGGGATCACCTGGGTCATTGACTATGTAGAGCCGCCCGCTGATCCCACGCGCCCCACCGACTGGGCGCTGATTGACGACGCCTTGGGATGGACATTCCCCGACGCGCACGGTCGCCAGTACAAGATCACCGCTGCCGCGATTGATTCCGGGTATCTCACCGACGACGTGCTGAACTACACCCGGCAACATCGTGGGCGCATCATCGCCGTCAAAGGCGCATCCACCTCCGGCAAGCCGATCATCAGCCGCCCCTCCAAAGTTGATTTCACCTGGCGCGGCTCGGTGATCAAATCTGGCGCGGAACTGTGGATTGTCGGGCATGACACTGCCAAGCATCAACTTTTTGCCCGCTTGGCCGGTGACCGCAAGTTGCTGCCACAAGACCGCATGGTGCATTTCCCGACCGGCTTGGATGACAGTTTCTACGGAATGCTCACGGCGGAAATCTGGGACTCCACGAAACGGCGCTGGGTTAAAATTCGCCCGCGCAACGAAGCGCTGGATTGCTACACCTATGCCACCGCTGCCGCCATGCAACCGGCCCTGCGCCTCCACACCTGGCGCGAGACCCAGTGGTCACGTTGGGAAACCAGCATCGGCCTCGGCCCCGGCGACCTGTTCAGCGCCCAGGCCCCGGACGTGAAACAACCCGCCGTTTCCTTACCCTCAACCCCGATAGAAGTGAAGCAACCCCCGGTTTCCTTACCGTCACCGCCCGTTCGTCGTCAAGCCGTCACCCGGAGAATTAGTTTATGAAAACGCCCGACATCCTCGAATTCATCCGCAACGCCCTGACCGCTGACGCGACGACCCTGCAACGATTGGAGCCGGTACTCGCCCAGGCCCGACAAACCTATGGCGGCGATAGGGTGTATGTCCGCGCCCCGGAACGGCAAACCGTCACCCGGCGCACGTTGCAACGCCGACAACGGGTCTGTGGATAAGGTTGTGGATAACTCTTGACGCCCATCGGCTTGCGGGTCTATGCTTTATCCCGGAGCCTAGAAACCTCCTCGAAAGGCGTTACCCGCACACGATAGCCATGCGGTATTTTTTTGCCCCCTGATCATTGATCGGGAGGGGACGTGAATACATTGAATAGCGTCCGCCGTTCCTTTCGCGGTTTCTAGCCTCCCGGTCACCTCTTCTGTTAAGTGGTAACTAGAAAGTTGAAAGGTATCACCATGAAATCTGCAATCACGCCCTTCCTGTTTGACAGCCAGACCATCCGCGTCCTGACCGTCAATAACGCCCCTTGGTTCGTCGCAAAAGATGTTGCTGGAGCCTTGGAGTACAAATGGCACCACAACCTGTTGTCGCATGTCCCTGATGAATGGAAGGGGGTGAATCCGATTACCACCCTTGGTGGGGTACAGGAAATGCTGACCCTCTCCGAACCCGGCTTGTATTTCTTCGTCAACCGTAGCGACAAACCCAAAGCCTTGCCTTTCCAGAAATGGATAGCAGGCGACGTATTGCCGGAAATCCGCAAAACCGGCAGCTACAGCTTGACGTCCGACGCGACCCTTGCCAGCCAGCCCCGCCTGCACTTTGCCCTGCGCGGCGCTTTGCGGGCGTTCGATCTGGCGAAAGACGCCTGGGGCAAGCAGATTGCCGCGAACCAGATCAAGGTGCTGTGTGGCCATCTGAGTATTGACGTTCCCGATTTCGCCCTGATCGGCAAGCCGATTGATCAGTACCAGTTGGAAATGTAGCCATGAACACCCCTCCCGACCCCAACGAAAGCACCACCGCCGACTTGATCAACCTGATCTACAACCAGCAGGCCACGCTGAAACTGTTGGTTTAAGCGCTGATTCATAAGCACAACCCGGTATCCCCGCGAACGTGGGACTACTTGTCGATTAGTCAGTATTACCTCAACGCTGATCTGCATAGCTGGATGCACTAGGAACGCCACGCCACGGACGGCGCAACCTGATAGGCTCTACTTCACTGCCGCACAGGCAGCTTAGAAATTAGAAAGGCATCCCGCTCGAAACCCTAGCGACCTGACTCTTCACTGCCGCACAGGCAGACCCTCTAACCTCAACTGCCGAGGATTCCTCGGCAGTTCAACCCCACCCGCCCCGTGCGGGTTTTTTATTGCCCTATGAAAAAAAATAAATGAAAATATTTTCAAAAAAAGATTGCAACGTGAAAAATATTTCCATATACTTCTCTCTATGCAGTGAGGCACGGGGCCTCCAAGGGGAGAAAGAGAAATGAACACGACGATCAAAGGCGCACTAAAAGCCGCTGGATTTTCAATCCACGCCGGAAACGGCGCGGTGGTCGCTCTCCTGGGGAAGCGCCCCAACCGAACCGACGTTGAGTTGGATGCGATTGACGGCGTAATGCTGCTGACCATTCGCCGGAATAGCGAAGAGACCGTGCAGACGGTCGCTGACGAAGCCGCAGCTCTGGCCGCACTGATCGTTGCCGGGATTCTTCCCGCCCCGGCAAAAGCCGCTCCGCGCTTCACTGCTGATTTGAACCGCCGCGCCTGGGCGATTCGCCGGGACGCGGCCGCCCGGTTCGGCCTGAAAGTGACCGCCATTTCCTGGGCTGAATGCCTGAAACTGGCCCGCGCCTAACCCCCCCAACGCCCGCAAGGGCAGGAGAAAACCATGACAGAAAGCGAACTGAACGGCGGTATCGGCTGCTACGCCGACCGCCTGACCCACATCTTCACCGATGGCGCTCAGTACGCCACCGGCGAAAATATCCACGACTGCCCGGCCGGATTTTGGCTGTGCGGCACCCGCCAGCCAGACGCGGAAATCGTCTGGCTGTAATCCACATCACCCGCCCGGTTCGCCGGGCATAGGAAAAACATGAACGCTCGTGAAATTGTTTTCGCCTACGGCCTCCCCCCGATGCAGGCTCCATCTGTTACCGCCCCGATAGAGTGGAACGGGTTCTTGATCGACTGGGGTGTGTGCGGCGAGCGCGGCTACCCGGAGCCGACCGCCCACCTCCGGGGCATCATTCGCCTCGCCCCCGGCACTGACCCACTGCTCCGGCAGTGCGATGGCCCCTACATCGCCGCATCCGACTTGCGGGAGGCCGCATGATCGCCACGACTGGATTTGTTGGAGAGGGCATGATCGCCGTCCTGCTTTCCCGTGCGGCCCTGACCCTTGAAGCCGCCGCCGAACTGCTCGGGGTAACTCCCCGTACCGTGCGGAACTGGCGGGATGGAAAAACCCCGACTCCCTACCATGTTGTCGCCGCACTGACGACTGCCGCTGAACAGGCCGAACTTGTCGCTGAAGCGACCGCCGATCATGCGGAATGGATTGCGGGGATGGATGAAGATACCGCTGAACGCGCCCCGGCCGCGACGCTGGATGAACAGATCTGGATGCTGCGGGGGATTCAAAATATGCAAGCCCAGGCCATGCACCGCATGGAGGACGACCTAGCTGAGGCGCGGCTTGCGCACGGTCAGACGACCTCGAAACTCAACGCGCTCTATGCGGAGCGCGGCAAATTGGAGAAATGAAATGACTGAATTTATGAAAAACGGCGTCTGGGTCTATGCCGTGCGTCGCCCGCCCTATCAGTTCCGGGATGGAACCACGAGCGGATGGGCGATTCTCTACCTGCCCTCCCGCGACCGGTTCGGCCACCAGGACGGCGACCGGCGGGAATTCGCTACCGAAGCGGCGCGGGACGCCGCGTTCGCAAAACTGGAGAAAAAACCATGAAAGAAATTTTCCCGGTCCCGGCGCAAAGCGCCGATGCCATCGTGGGCGTTGGCCGCGCCCTGGCCCTACTGGACGGCACCGTCCGGGTATTCACGGCGGACGACTATGTTCCCGCCGACCGGGCTAAGACCGGCCAGGTATCCCGCGAGTGGACAGAGAAAGGCTGGAAGTTTTTCCAGCACTAGCTTTGCCCGCCCACGCCCCGCAAGGGGCTTTTTTTATGCCCGACGACAAATTTTGCCTTATTTTGTCGTCGACGCTCCGGTAAACAGGGCGCATGGCAACCTTTACAGGCATCCCCCTCGACACCTTGGCGACTTGGCTCAGTGAAGCCCAGACCGCTTATCACGCCCTGAATACCGGCACTCAGACGGTCAGCGTCGGCACTGGCGACACTCGCGTGACCTTCACCGCAGCGCAGGTGGCCGACCTCAAGCAGTACATCGCTGACCTTCAAGCCGCGATAACCGCACTCTCCACTGGTTCCCGCCCACGCAAAGGGGTCTACATCGCGGGAGGCAAAGGGCTATGAACGCGCTCCCGATTACCCGCGTTCGCGGTATCACCCGCCCGTATGAAGCCACCAGCACCAAAACGCGCCTGGATGACTGGGAGCGCAAAGCCTACGGCCCCAACGCCGCGCTCGACGACGCCGATTACGCCCGCGCCCGTTCGCAAGATGCGATTCGCAACAACCCCTGGATCAACAACGCCCTCGATCTGATTGTCAGTCATATCATCGGTTGCGGTATTCAACCCCGTCCGCGCATTGCCGACGCCGGTCTACGCAGCGACGTTCTCGCCCTCTGGAATCTCAGCGTTCCTGAACTCGACGCTGATGGCAGTTCCGACTTCTACGGCTGGCAAACCCTACTCACCCGCGCCCGGCATGAATCTGGCGAAGTTTTCATTCGTCGCCGCCCGCGCTTCAAGAGCGATAGCCTGACAGTTCCGATTCAATTTCAGGCACTGGAAGCCGACTTGCTCCCGCTGCGCCACAACGCCATGAACGGCGCAAACCCTGTGCGCCAAGGCATTGAACGCACCCCCTACGGCAAGCGGTTGGCCTACTGGTTCTACCCGGAACACCCGGCGGACCGTTCGCTGACCGGCACTACCACCGAACTGACCCGCGTTCCCGCCGAACAGATTGTGCACCACTACACCCCGTTGCGCCCTGGCCAGTTACGCGGCGAACCGACGCCCATGAGCGTCCTGCTCCGCGCCCGCAACATGGACGGCTTTGAATCGGCGGAACTCACCCGCAAGAAAGCCCGCGCCAAATTCGTCGGGGCCATCTACCGCGACAACCCCGACAACAACCCGATTACCGATAACGACGCGACAGAAGAAGACGGTCGCGCCTATGTCGATATCGAAGATGGCTACATGCTGCAACTGGCGATGAACGAAAAGGTCGCGCTGGAAAGCGGCGATTCCGGCGGCGCGGGTCTGATTGACTTCCTACGGACCCAACTCCGGGCCATTGCGGCGGGCATGGGCGTTCCGTTTGAACTGATGACCGGCGACTACTCCGGAACCAACGATAGGATTATGAGAGTCACCCTCAACACCTTCTATCGCCGCCTGGAAATCCAGCAAGACGCCCTCGTCGCCCAAGTCCTGCAACCCCTCTGGGCCTGGTGGCTGGACGCCGCCTATTACGCCGGCCTGCTCCCGTTACGCGGCTATCAAGAATCCGCTCGCGCCCAGCGCGAATGGCAACGCTGCGAATGGCGCGCCCATGCATGGTCGTATGTCAACCCGTTGCAGGAAGCCCAGACCACCATCCTCAAAATCAACAACGGATTAACCTCGCGCAGCGCCGCCGTGGCTGAATCCGGCTGGGATGCCGAAGACATTGACCGGCAACAGGCTATCGACCGGCAACGCGAACGGACCCTCGGCCTGCACTACGGCGCGACCGCTGAACCGGCTGAACCTTGCCGAATCCCCTAACCAACCCGACCCGGAGACTCCGGCATGAATCGCCACTACCCCCACATTGCCGCCCGGTTGTTCAACACCCCGTTGCTGATTCACCCCGGCAAACTCGACGCCATCATTGCCGGACTGGCTCCGCGCCTGGGGATGGAGATTGACCACGCCCCCCAGCCCTACGGTTTTTTGCCCGCTAACGCCATCGCCGACACGTCCGGCGAGGCCCGCGCCTATCAGAATCAAGACGGCGTCGCGGTCATCAACATTTTTGGCGTCTTGGCGCATCGCACCACGCTAAAAGCCGACTCCAGCATGGTGCTCGGCTATGACAGCATCAGCCGCACGTTCCAAGCCGCCCTGACCGATCCCGCCGTCCGCGCCATCGTCCTCAACATCGACTCCCCCGGGGGTGAAGTGGCTGGCGTGTTTGAACTCGCTGCCCAGATTCACGCCGCACGGGGCAAGAAGCCCATCGCCGCAGTAGCCAGTGACCTCGCCGCCAGCGGCGCCTACCTCCTGGCCAGTGCCGCCGACAGTATCTCCGTTTCTGATACCAGCGTCGTCGGTAGCATTGGCGTCGTCATGGCCCATGTCGAGCTCTCAAAAGCCCTGGAAAAAGCCGGAATTGCCGTCACCCACATCTATGCCGGGGCGCACAAAATTGACGGCAACCCCTACGAACCACTGCCGGAAGCCGTCGCCGAACAGTTCCAGGCCAACATCAACCACTACTACAGCCTGTTCATCAACACCGTCGCGACCTACCGCAAACCCCTGACCACTGAGGCGATCCGGGCTACGGAAGCTGGGCTGTACATCGGCGGCAATGCCGTCACCGCCCGCCTCGCTGACCGTATGGAAACCACTACACAAGTCGTCGCCCGTCTGCGCAATGCCCCGGTGCGCGGCAAAGTCGCCCAATTCTCCACCTCTTCCCCCACCCCTTCTGCTCTTGGCGTCTGCCTTGGAGGCTTTATGGAACCTGAAGTTGATGCTGTCACCCTGGAAGCCTCCCCGGCTCCCCTCGCCCCCGTCGCCATTGCCGAACAGTGCCTGGCCTCCGGCGAACCCGCCCTCGGTCGCCTGCTGCTGAACGCGGCCCTGACCGAACCCGAACTCACCGCCCGCCTGGCCGACGCCAAAATCATCCGCACTCTAGCGGCTGGCCTGCACCTGCCCGCTGAAGCCGAACCGCTGATTCTGGCTGGTATCAACCCGGAACAAGCCAAGCGCCTCCTCTGGACTAAAGACGTGGAAAACGACAACGCCCGCCCGATTGACAACGCCCGAGGCGCGTTCGCCCATGGCACTGACGCCCGCGACAAATTCAAAGCCGGCGCCGTCGCTGCGCTTATGGCCCGGGCCGGTCTCGCCAAGCCCGACGCCAGCAACGAATTCCGCCGGTTCGGCTTGAAAGACCTGTCCGCTGAATGCCTGCGCCGCGCCGGGGAAAACCCCATGGCGTTCGGTACGGATCTGGCCATGGTCAAAGCCGCGATCACCCACACCTCCAGCGATTTCCCGGTATTGCTGGAAAATGTGCTGAACAAGACCCTGCTGGAAACCTACAGCGTCGCTGCTGACACTTGGAAGCAGTGGTGCGCCGTGGGCAGTGTCAGCGACTTCCGGCCCTACAAGCGGTTGCGCCTGGGTAGTTTTGGCAACCTCGATGCCCTGAGCGAGGGTGGCGAGTACAAGCACAAGGCCATCCCGGACAGCACAGCGGAAAGCGTCAGTATCAGTACCAAAGCCAACACCACCACACTGACGCGACAGGCGATCATCAACGACGACCTGGGCGGCTTCACCCGGCTTGCCCAGATGCTGGCCCGCGCCGCTGCCCGCAGCATCGAAGCAGACGCCTATGCCTTGCTGGTCAGCAACCCCAGCCTGGATTCGGACAGTACCGCGCTGTTCCACGCGAACCACAGCAACCTGCACACCAGTGGCAGCGCCGCCGCGATCACCATGACCAGTCTGGACGCCGCCCGTAGCGCGATCAAGATTCAGAAAGATCGCAGCGGCAACGACTACATCGGCATCATGGAGCCGTTCATTCTGCTCTGCCCAGTCGCGAAAGCAGGTGCGGCGCGCATCGCCAATGAATCGGAATACGACCCGGACACCGCGAACAAGCTGCAACGGGTCAACATCACGCGGGGCATTTTCAAAGCCATCGTGGACACCCCGTACCTGACCGGCAACGCCTGGTATCTGCTGGCCGACCCGATGCAATTCCCCACCTTTGAAGTGCTGTTCCTGAACGGCAATCAAACCCCGTTCGCGGATCGTATCGAAGGCCAGAACATTGACGGGGTGACCTGGCTCATTCGCCACGACTACGGCGTGAACGTCGTGGACTACGTTGGCGCGTTCAAGAACGACGGCGCATAAGCCCCTACCACTCTACGGGAGAACCCCTATATGGCTACTAATTTTGTACAACCGGGTGACGTACTTACCTACACCAATGCGACCGGCGCAGCGATTGACGCGGGCGCAGTGGTCACTTTGGGCGCTTTGGGCGATGCCACGCTCGCCGTTGCCCTGGTAGACATCGCCAACGGCGCGTCCGGCAGTGTGCAGATTCGCGGCGTCTTCACCGTGCCCAAAGTCAGCGCCGCCGTCTTCGCTCAGGGTGAAAGCCTGATCTGGGATGCCAGCGCGGGCAAGTTTGACGACAATCAGGCGACCCCAGCAGCAGGCGACGTCTCCGGCTCGGTCATTGCCGCAGCGGCTGGTGCGAACACGGAAACCACCTGCAAAGCGCTGTTCCTGGGCATTCCGGGCACGTTGACCGGCTCATAAACCATGAGCCAACTGGATACGATCATGACGCAGGCTGGACTACCGGCGTTGCGGCGGGTGTTTGGGGATACGGCGGTCTACACCCCGCCCTATACCCCGCCTGCGGAACCGGAACCGGTCAGCACCTGGGTCATCCTGCGTAAAGCGAGCGACCTGGTGGGGCAATACGCGCCCCGCCTGGAAACCCGCTTGACCGCCCGACTCCCGGTGGCGGATGTCCCGCGTCCGCTGATCGGCTCCACGCTCACCGTCAACAGCACTACCTATCGGATCGACCAGATCCCCGACGAAGACGCTTATTTCGTCACCGTTGCCCTGCGGGAGACCACCCCATGACCGCGCCCGCCACGCTCATCATCGCCGCTTTGAAAAACCACCTGGAAGGGATTACCGAGACCAACGGTTACGCCGTGACCGTCGCCAGTGTCAGCACCGGACGCAGCGCCCTAGCCGGAGATGCAGCGGGACCGTATCCCGCGATCACCCTGACCGCCTTGCAAGATCAACCCGCCGAATCCGCGACACCGCAACGGCGGTTCCAGCAATGGACGCGCACCCTGGCCCTAGAAGCCGTTATTCAGGAAACCAGCGCCTGGGATGCCGAACTGGACACCCTCTGGGACGCCATCCGCCAGCGTCTCAGCACCTTCACCGCCGCGCCGCTGAACTTCGGCGTCGTCGAGTTTGCTAGCCCCGATGACCTCGGTGGATCAAAGGCCAGTCTGCGCTTTCTGATCACCTTCCTCTACCGCATCAACCTCAAGGAAACCTAAACCATGGCTACCGGCCTACTCGTTGCGATTGACGCCTACTACGCTCGCCTCAGCGCTGGCGTGAATGTGGGCTTTTACGATGTCCCTAACACGACCGTTCTCAAACTCACTCACCCCGACCCGGACAAGGTGGAGCGCATCAGCTACAAGCGCAGTACCTACGGGCAAGCCTTGGATTCGTACAACCGGCCTAAACCGGTGGAGATCGAATTCACGATTGACGACTGCGATCCCGACTGGCTGAGTATGGCGATGCTTGGCACTCCGGCGACGTATACCCAGAGCGCCCGCTTGATCGGCGATACGGCCAGCACCTTCACCGCCCGGCATGATAAGTGGGTCAGCCTGAGTCACAACTCGCTGACCAATTTCGTCATTACCGGCAAGACCCTGGGCACGGATTACGAACTGGATACCACGGGCGGACTGTGCAAAGTTCTCAGTACCGGCACCATCCTCGACGAGGCCACGGTCAGCTACACGGCGGCAGCGCCCGCTCGGGCCGGGCATAGCATCGACGCCGGGACCGAGACGGTGATTCAGATCGCCATTCGCGGCATCGGCAAGAACCTGTTCAACGATCAGGAAATGGAGGTCAACGTCTGGCAGGCGAATGTCAGCCCGTCGGGCAGTCTGGATTTCATCAGCAAAGACCCGATCAGCCTGACCTTCAAAGGCACCTGCATCGTGCCTAGTGGCAAGAGCGGGCCGTACCAGTACCTGGAACATGCCTGAGCGTAGGCCATGCCGGATGACATCACCCTCGGCAGTGTGACCCTGCCGGGGGATTTGAAATGGTCTGATGAATTCGCCTGGAGTCCGGTCGCCCGTAGTCAAGAATACGGGTTGACCGGATCGCTCATTATTCAGGAATCCACCCGCCTCGCCGGACGCCCGATCACGCTGACCGCCCAGAATGAAAGCCAAGGCTACATCTGGTTAGCGAGGTCCATCGTGGAAGCGCTCTACACCCTGGCCGGTACGGCGGGTTGGAGCGGAACCCTCACCCTGGCCGATGGCCGCACCTTCACCGTCGCCTTTCGCGAGGAGGGGATCAGCGCCGAACCGGTGCAGCACATCGCCCCGCATGATGACGCCGACGCCTATACCCTCACCTTGAAATTGCACACGGTTTAATTTGTCATGGCCGCTAACTCGAATCTGGTCCTGCAACTCCTTATCACGGCTAATGATGCGGCCAGCCCAGAGATTCAGCGACTAACCGGGGCGCTCAATGAGTTGGGCGTCGAAACCCGTGTCATTGCCGATGGCATGGCGGAATCGGAACGCAAAGCCCTCGGGGCGTTTGGGGCGATTGCGGATTCAGCCCGCAGTACCGGCGAGATGATTGATCGCGGTCTGGTCGCGGCGCTGGGGCGCATTGAAAGCCCGGAAGGCGTGGCCGAACTGCAACGCGAATTGCAGCGCTTGGAGCAATCCGGGCGCTTGTCCGCTACGGAATTGACGCAACTAGCCGACAGTCAGGCGCGGTTAGATCGGCTGGCCTATGCTGCCGGACAGTCCGAAGCGGCGCTGAGTCAGGAATTGCAACGCCAACGCATCGCCACTCAACAAGCCGCCGACGCAGCGGATGGACTGGGGGATGCGGCGGGACGGTCGACACGGGCGTTTGTGGATCATCGGGAGGCAGCGGACGAGACGAGTCAGACGCTCGGCGATATGGCGGAAACGTTTGGTATCAGTAGCGAAGCCTTTGATCTGTTGACCGGGAAACTGGCTAAAGCCGCCGCGATTGGCGCGCTGGCGACGGCGTTTGTGTCGGCAAATCGGGAAGCCGCGCAGCTCACGGCCCAGTTCCGCGCCATGACCGGCGATGCCGTCGCTGCACAGGAAGAAATCCAGTTTCTGACCGGCGTGGCGAACCGATGGGGCATAGCGGTTAATGATCTGGCTCCAGCCTATCTGCGGCTGTCAGCGGCGACCAAGGGCAGTACCGCTGAAGGGGAAGCGACGCGCAAAATGATTGAAGACCTGAGTGCCGCCTACATTAACGCGGGCGCTGGCACTGAGGATTTGAACGATGCCATGGAGATTTTGGGGGAGGCGTTTTCTGAGGGCAGGATTAGCGTAGATGACCTCAAAGGGGCGATCCAAGAAGATATGCCGCCCGCACTCCAGGCCGCGACAACCGCTGTACTGGAAAATGACGCGGCGCTGCAAAAAATGATGGAAACCGGCGATGCCGCGACCGAGGATTTCATGCCCGCGTTTGCGGCGGCGCTACGGCAACACATCGGCGGATCGACGACCGAGGTCAACTCACTGGCGGCGTCAATGAGTCGATTGAGCGAACGGGTCAAGGCGCTGTTTGTGGATGTAGACAATCAGACCGGCGCCATGACCGGGTTTGATGCGGTGCTAAACGCCGTCGTTAAGACCATGGAAACCGGGGTGGCGGCAGTAGAAATATTGACGACCGGCTTTGGCCTGGTGGGAACGGCGGTCGGCGCAGCAACCGGGGCACTGATGACGGGCGCTGATGCGATAGCCGCTGTGGGCGATGAAGCGGACGTGGCCAGTGAGAAGATTGCGAAATCCGCCCTGAGTCTGTGGGGCCTGAAAACCGCCAGCGAAGAAGCGGCGATTCGCCAGGCGCAGATGCAAAAGGAATTGCAAGCGCTACGGGAAGAAACCGACCCTTACGGCGCGGCGCTGGATCGACTGCAAAAGGATTTGCAAGACGCGGCAGCGGAATTTCAGCGTACCGGCGATGTGGTCAAATTGACGCAGACCGCACTGGAAGACTTCTTTAAAGCGCCCGAGAAAAGCCTGAATGTTGAAGGCGTCCTCAAGCTCGCTGCCGCGTTGAAGGTCGTGGGCGGCGAGGCCGAAGACAGCGGGCGAAAGATCAGTGACACCCTGGGGCAAGAACTCAGTAAATTAACCAGTGAACAACTGGCTGAATTGGAACGCCAGGCACGGTCCGCCATGGCCGCCGCCAGTGACGGGAGTGAAACCAGCCGCAAGGCGTTTGCGGAACTGGGGCAAGTCATAGAAGGCGTGGTATTGGCCCGCCTGCAACGGCTGGGCGTGGATGGGCCTGAAGCGTTGCGAGGCGTATCAACAGCCGCGACGGAGGCTATCGCCGATTTTACCGCGCTGGCTGATTCCGGCGCACTGAGTGCGGACGGGATTAAAGCCGCCTTTGCCGGGGCGTTGCAGCAACTGGATAACCCGGAAGAATTAGAGAAGTTTCGGCAACAGATTATTGAACTCGGCAAGTCAGGATCGCTAACTGGCGATCAAGTGGCTGAAGCGCTACTACTCATTAAACAGCGCGTACAAGAGACTGCAACGGACCCCGCATTTACCGCCCTGCAACAGGCGCTGGCCGATATTCGAGACGAAACCGAGAAAGGGATTGAGGTCGGCAACCGCGAGCGGGAATCTCTGCAAACCCGTCTTCAAAGCGCGATTGAACTAGCGAAAGCCAAGGGCGATGAAGCCGATGCGGCGCGGTTGTCTGCCGTGGCGACGAAAGAAGAAGTCGATCAGGCCGAACTCCGTATCCAGCAACTCGGTCGCCAACAAACGGAAATCGACGCGCATATTCAAAAGGTGTACGCACAAGCCAATGCGGACGGGATTTACACCGATGAAGAGCGCAAGGTGATTGAGGCGCTGCAAGATAAGACCGTGGCGTTGGGACAAGACCGCGCGGAATTGGAAGCCCGGTTACCGGTATTGGAAAAAGAAGCCGCTACCGCTGCCCTGGTCGCCGGGCCGATTGGCGAACTCACGATGCTGTATCAGAAACAATCCGCTGAACTGGAGCGCAATACCCAGTTGATGGTCCAGCGGATTGATCAGGGATTGAAAATTCAACAGCAGCAAGCCACTGAGGAACAGCAAGCCCTGCAACTCTTGGAACTTGACAAGCAGGGCCTTCAAGTTGGCGCTCAGACGCTCCAGAGTGAGATCGCGGAAGCGGAAGCTGCTGGAGACACCGCCAAGGCCAATGAACTCAAATTGGAACTAGCGGATAACCTGATCGCGCAAGCCGAGCAGGAAATCAAGATTGCCGAACAGAAGGTTCGGGTGGCGCGAGAGCTGGTGGAAATGTCTGAGGCGGAACGCCAGGCCGCGCTCAAGAAAGTCGAAGCGTATAAAAAGCAGGTTGCGGAAGAGGAGAAGTTACTCGCCGCCACCCTAGCCCAAGCCGACGCGGAAGATGGTCGGGATGAAAATGAACGCAAGGCCATTGCGGCCATTCAAGCAAAAATTGCGACATTGCAAAGCGAAGTGATTGCTCAGCAGGGCGCAGCGGATGCAGCAGCGGCCAGTGTCGAGCAAGGTGAAAAGCAGGTCGCCATTTCCCAAAAGGGGGTTGAAGCCGCAAAAGCGGCGAAGGACGCGGCGATAGCCAATAAGGAGGCACTTCAAGAGAAGATCGCCGCGCAGGATGATGACACCGATTCCACGGACAAAAATACCAATTCCACAGACAAAAATACCGGCGCGACAAAGAATAACACTGCCGCGTCTGATGCAGCGGCCAGGGCCAAAGCGGCACAAGCCGAGGCCACCGCAAAGCTGGAAGAACAACAGCGCAAGGAAGAAGCAGCGGCACAAGCGGCGGCAGATGCCCAAAAAGCGGCGGCTGAGGCGGCACAGGAACATGCCCAAGAACTCTACGACCTGCAAGTCGAGGCGTTAGAGGCGGCTGAGGCGCTGAATGATTTGGCGGACAGCTTGGATACCGAGCTACTCAAAGCGCGGGGCGATGACTTAGGCGTGGCGATGAAGGAGTTTGGCGGGCAACTGCTGGATATTGAAGTGCTGTATGAAAAAGCCGGTGTAGCGGGCAAAGAAGCTTACGCAGGAGCGATGACGGATGCCAAGGAACTGCATAAAATCAAGCTGGACGCGCTGTTAAAAGAAGGCAGTATTACGGAGCAACAATATCGGGAAGCAATGAATCAAGTTGGCGCTCAGATTCAGGAGGCGAAAAAACAAGCGGAGATTGAGGCGGAAAAAGAGGATGTTCTGAAAGCGCAGCAGGACGCGATTCAAGCGATGACCGCCTCGACGCAGGAAGCGACCGCAGCGGTTCAGGAAATGCAGAAACAATTTAGCCGACTGGCGGCTGCGGTGGGCGAGGTGACGGCTGAACTATCGGGGCTATCCACACTGAACAAAGTTGCCGCCGGTGACATGAAAGCGCAATGGAGCGAAGTTAATCAAACCATTATCAGCGCAAAAGGCAGCGTCAATCAGCTAGGCTCAGAAACCAGCAAGGTTGCAGAAGGGATGAAAGGTTTGGGTAGTGCCAATTTGTCCGGGGTCATCGAACAATCCGCGCAACTCACCCGTAATTTTAGTGAACTGAACGGACTGCTGTAATGGCTACCATTACCGAAAAACTATCGGGGGTGACCCGTGAAATTGATACGCTCAGCACCGCACTACAGGGCACGATTGTCTATTTTGCCGATGCCGTGGTAGCGGTTGATGATCTAGCTACCAAAACAGACGGGTTAGCCAAGCAACTCAGCGGGGTAGCTACCGCCATGGCGAATAGCCCCGCCAATTTATTGAGTGCGCCATCCGACTGGGCGGAATCTACCGAGAAATCCACAACCAGCCAGGCTAAGCAGGTACAGGATTTAATAGACGCTGGAAAGTATGATGTTCTAAAAAATAATCGCGATGCGTATCAGGCATTCGTGGACGCAGACGAGGCCAAAATTAAGCAGTTGAAAGAAGAGCGCGATGCGTTGCAGCAAGAATATGAAGCGCTTACCCCATTGGTTAAGGCGTTGAAAGGCGACATAAATAGTACGGCTGACTACGAACAAATCAAAAACCAACAGCAGTTTATCATGGACGATATACAGCAATTAAGCTCAGTGATTGGAACCAGTGAAAACTCAATCCAGTGGAATCAATCGCTAGTGGATAAGATTACGAAAGGATTAGATCAAGATGGACAACAAAAGGGCACGAATGAAGAGTGGTACGCCGCAATCACGGAACTCAAAAAGATAACAGAGGCTTTTCAGTCAGGCCAATATCAGGGTGCGAGCGGATCGGCTGCGGAGCTATCAGGTCTGCTGAGCAAACTATCAAGCGCATGGACAAGCAACGCCCCTATCAAAACCTACCAAATCAATATCAATGGCACATCCATTAAAACCATTGATGACCCCACTGATCTGATTGCACTAATCGAACAACTTGCCGCTGCCAAGCGTCGGAGTCTGTAAATGGCTATTACTACCGCTGACCTCAAGTTCTACCGCTCGGAACGTATGACACAGGAAGATGACGCTGGCGGGCAAATGTCCGGCAATGCGATTGTATCCGGCGAATCCAATCAGATTTTTGATGATATTAGCGATACGGACAGGGCTGTTGGTTCAGCCGACATTGCCAAGATTTATGCCGCCGTCACCTCTGCGGATACGGACAAATACCTAGATGCAGGCGTTGTCGTTTTTAGGGAACCGGCTGATCCCAATGTGTCAGTGCTCGCTTTCTCAACCGGCGATTATTACGATGAACGAGCCGCGATTCAGGGCCAGATTGAGCAGTCCATTACCCGTGGGTCTCAGTATATGGGTTATCTGTGGGGCCAGCACCTTGCCAATCAGCGGGCCGTGACCCTATGGCAACGTCTGGAAATTGATTTGCCGACTCAAGGCAGTCGCTTGGAACTAGTGGCGTATTCCGGCGCTACGGAAAGCTATACGCAGTTTGTTTGGATAACCCGTGTCACAGAGTCAATCAGGACGTTCTACGATGCCCAGGGCGCATTTCAGGTACGAGAAGTGGTCTGTGAGATTGCCGAGGGTTTGAGTAATCAATTCATCGGTTCGGAACCGAGTCGGTATGACTACGTTACAACGAACTCTCGCGTTTACAGCACTCGCTATAACGCTAATAGCTTTCCGGTTTATGGAATTCGCCCTCTGATAGAACAGGCCGATGTTGGCGATTACACGGTCAAAGTGGACACCCTCTATGCGCCACTGATCCCGACTGCGTTCAGCGAAACAGCCTTGCCGGATGTCAACCCCGGCGGCGATAGCCCATCTTTGGTTGCTGCCAACGATGGCACCATCAGCTACACCACAGCGCTACAAGTGATTAAGCCCGATGTGTCGCTGTACCTGGGGCGTTCCGCTATGCCGGGGACGGTGAACATCGTTGTCTCAGGCGCTACCCTGACTGACAACAATGGCGTCATGAAACTGTCCGGCAATGAAGTCGGCACCATTGACTACGGCAACGGGGTTATCCGTTGGAATAGCAGTTGCACGAACTACACGACGGCCAGCAAGACCGTTACATTCCGCCCTGCTGCCAGATCGTTGCGAGTTGCTGATACCGCTGCTCAGGCCGTCACGATTGAGAATCGGGGGTTTGTTTGGGTACTGACCTTGACGCCGATTCCAGCGCCGGGAACCTTGCGAGTCAGTTACCGGGTGAACAACGTGTGGTACCAGATCGTTGATCAGGGTCAGGGGCTACTGACCGGCGCGGACAGCTCCTATGGATCAGGTTCGCTGAACTTTACGTCCGGGACTGTGACGTTTACTGCCGGGGCCTTGCCGGATGTGGACAGCGAAATCATCTACACATGGGGGACGCCAGTCGGCTATACCGCCAGGGGTGGCGAGACCGTCATAGCGCCAGCCATTACCGGACAGACCGAACATCCGGCGGTCATTCCCGGTTCGGTTGAGATTGAATGGACTGTCGGCGGAACGACGTACACGCTGACGGATAGCGCTGGGGAATTGACCGGAACCGGAGGAATGGGAGCGATCAATTACGCCACGGGAGCATGGGCTATTCAGCCGACATCTTTGCCAGGCATCAATGCCGAATTTGATGTGACTTACGATTACTATGAGGAAGGTGAAGGCGGCGCTGAATTACTGACTGAATCCTTTGTCGATCCTTTATTGAATATTGATGATACGCTGACGCTGGCGTTGCCCAGTGGTGGATTGGTTCCAGGGAGTGTGCGGGTGACGATTCCAGTTGAATCACAGCCACTCAGCGGCAGTTATTTGTACAGTGGCAGTATGTACAGCACTTACGGCGTATCTTTAGGGGTTGGTTACTTTAATGCAACACAAACCACAACCAGCCAATCCGGCGACTGGGCCGAAGCGAAAATAACCGGAAATGTTTATGCGCATGATGATGGCGACGGCAATCTAGTGGGGATTCCCGGAACGATCAATTACACGACCGGCGAAATTATCTGCACCGCGTCTGTAGCCACTAAAGCCATTAAGTCGCTGACTGATACCCTAGAAATGGGGACAGCATTATTATTTGATACATCCATTAACAGTGCATCCCGCACCGTAGAAACCGGCTTTGAGGAAGTGGATACGACCGCTGCTTTCGTTTCTGGTACAGGCACAGTGACCGTGACTTACCGGGTCGTCCCTGTAGACCCACCGACTCCCGTCACAGAAACCACCACACTGAGTCAGATCACGCTCAACCTCGCCGCCAGCTATGGCGAAACGATTACTGCGGGAAGTACCCGGTTCCGTATTGGCAGCGATGTCTTTGTCGATACCGCTGGCCAGATTTACCGCAATCCCTCGATAGAAACTGGGGCCGGAACGCTGTCCGGTACGATGGACCGCACTACAGGTATGGTCTATCTCAGTCAGTGGACAGCGGGGATTACGAACGCCGTGACTTTGGATGCCTTGACGACGGAGATTGCCAGTCATCCGGTAGATGCGGTGATTTTTAGAACGCCGGTATCGCCGATCAAGCCCGGTACGATGCAGGTACGCTATACCCAGTTGGGCGGAACCGTGAAGAGCAAAACTGTGGATAGCTCTGGAACATTGGAAGATACGGATTGCACCATTAGCGTCAACTATCTACTGGGGACTGTTCATGCCAAGTTTGGGGCATGGAAAACCGATTCGCTGTTGACGACAGAAGAGAAGCTAGAGCCGTGGTATGACCCGGAAAACCGGGTGGATTTCAGCGGGACATTGAAGATTTGGAAGCCGGTATTAGTGATGGCCGATAGCATCATTTACAATGCCGTCGCTCAATCCTTCCTGCCGCCGGATTCCGAACTGTTGGGACTCAATGCGGCTAGACTGCCACCTGATGGCAAGGCACTGATCTACACCGTGGGCAAATTGGCGCTCATTCATCATACCGACACGATAGTGGAAACCAGCTTATCGCCTACCCAGGTGATTGACTGTGGCCGTGTGAGACTCTATCGCGTGGCGATTGATGACAGCGACGGACAACGCTTGCCTGCCAGCTTCTACACAGTGAACCGGGAACTGGGAACCGTCACCATGTCGCCGACGCTTGATCTGACGGGCTACAGCGGTTCCTACACCATCAGTCATACCGTCGCGGATTTGGCGAGAATTGCTGAAACCGATATTAGCGGGTCGCTGACTTTCAATCGCCCGGTCTCGCATACCTATCCCGCTGATGACAGTCGGGTGTCGGGAGTGCTGTTCATTGGCACCTTGCAGGCCCGCTATACCAATCTGTTCGCACAATCCACCTGGACATCGGTATGGAGCGATTCGCTGATTGGTAGTGCTCCATTAGCGCAATACAATGATACAGCCTATCCGATTCAGGTCAGTAATCTTGGTGCGTACAAAGACCGCATTCTGGTTAAGTTCACCTCAGCGACGGCCTTTCAAGTTATTGGCGAACAACTGGGCGTTATTGCCATTGGCGATGTCACTCAGAATTGCAGTCCGGTGAATCAACTGACCGGGCAACCCTACTTCACCATTGATTATCGGGGATGGGGTTCAGGATGGGCAACCGGGAATTGCGTCCGGTTCAATCTGATTGGCGCGAACTACCCGATTGATTTAATCAGGGCAGTACAACCCAGTGACCCGACGGGTTTAGATGATAGCGTCGAGTTGCTATTTATCGGCAATACGGACGCCACCTAATGAGTACACAGGTCAGGTATTTCGACTCAACGATGTCCGGCGCTCCTACGTTATCAGGAACAGCCGGAACACTGATCAGCGTCTTGGATGCCTGTCTGGTCAATGGCTTTGGCAGCGTCGTCGTCAACAACCTGGTAGTGGCCTCTAATATCGCTACAGCCACCGTTTCAACCGGCCATAACTTCCCACTGGTGGGCAGTACCGGGGCGGTGATTCGGATTGAAGGCGCAACTCCATCTGGCTTGAATGGCGACTTTCGGATTCAGTCAGCGACGACGACGACCTTCACGTTCACAACTAGCGGGATTACTGATCAGACCGCAACCGGAACGATATCAGCGAAAAGAGCGCCAGCGGGATTCTCAAAGGCGTTTAGCGGGACCAACAAGGCGGTTTACCGGGCTGATGAAATTCAGAGTACCCGGATGTATTTGCGGGTTGAGGACAGCGCCACGACTTATGCAGCAGTGTCCGGCTACGAAACCATGTCGGATGTCGATACTGGCGGCGGGGCGTTTAATGGCGGGGGGACGGGGCGTTGGAATAAGTCTGATGCAGCAAATACCTCCGCACGAGGTTGGCGATTGTTGAGTGACGGCCATTGCTTCTACCTGTACATCAACAAAGGCGCGGTGCAGAGTAATTACTATATTACCACCTTCTGGTTTGGCGACATGATTCCGAATATCGCTGATGCTTACCGATGCGGCATAGTAGCGACAGACCCGAATCATTACGACTATGGCTTGGCGCTATTAGCCAACGCGACTTATTCCCAATTCGCCCGCTCCTATACGGGACTGGGTAGTGCGATAGTATTTGCCCGTTATTCACACCAATTCGTTTCTGCTAGTATGGGTAGCGCCGGTTTTACTTACCCGTCACCTATTGGTAACGAAATTTTTGCTTTTCCGGTGTTGTGTACGGAGAGCGGTGTCTATCGTGGTGATATGCCGGGATTGTATGGGCCGGCGCATTACATACGCAATATCACCAATGACGGACTGGTGATTTCCATGCAGATCAATGGTGGGTTGCGGGACATCATGATTCAGGCTGTCCGTGGTTATAACGAACTTCGAGTAATGATGGATATTACCGGGCCATGGAGATAACTCATGGCCGGTAGAGTCCTAAATACCCTAGTGCGCCGGGATATTTACGACGGTGGCGCTTATCAGATTACCGGAACCGTTGAAGAATTTGGCGTCTATGGCGCTTATCAGGTTCGGCTGTTTGACCGCAAATCTGGTCGCTGTATTCGTGAAACGTGGTCATTTCCTAATGGTTCCTATACATTCCCCTATATCGCCTATCGTGAAAGCGGGTATTTCACCGTCGCCTATGATCATGGCGACAATCCACTGAACGCGGCTATTGCTGATTTTCTGCCTATGGAGTTAATGAATTGAACAACCTACTGGGTTATGCGGTCACTCGCAAGCAAACCCGCTGCGCTTTGCTGGAAACATGGCTGTCAGAGGGCAGCATTGATCTGATGGATGGTACTCGTCGGGCTACGCCAGAAACAGCGATTACTACGCAAACGGTACTGGCCACCTTCACCCTGGCTGCTGTGGCCGGAACCGCAACCAATGGCGTCTTCACCGGCGCATTACCGGATGCCACGCTGGTTTTAGCCGATGGCTCGCCTACTTGGGCCGTCGTCAAGGATTCATCCGGCGACCCCGTTTTTGATTGCGATGTCGGCGGCGATAGTAGCGGGGCGGTTATTGAGATGCCCAACACTAATCTGGTCACTGGCGCTTTAGTTTCTATTACCTCTTTCTCACTTGCGGAAGCTTAATCATGGCAGCTTTAGATTTAATGGCGAATTCTGGTTCACAGGCGATTGCAGCGAATACCGCTGAGACCATCCTGCAATTGACGGCGGCGGCAAACCATCGGGTTCGCATCAAGGCGTTTTCAGTGACCGTTGCTGGAACGTCGGCGCTGGATTTGATCGTGCGAGTACTGCGTCAATCGACAGCGGGAACCAGTGGAACCACAGTAACACCGGTCAAGATCGAACCCGCTGCGGCTGAAACAATCCAGACAGCGGCGGCAACCAATTTCAGTGCGGAACCGACTGCCGGGAACGTGTTGCAGTACAAGAGGCTCCAAGGAAGTTACGAGAAAATCTTTCCATTAGGACAAGAGATCATCGTAGAAGGTGGTGGCCGGATTGGGGTTGAGATCACTTGCACGGCTACAGCGACCGTCGCTGCTGAAATCTTGTTTGAGGAATAAGTAATGGCGACCCACCTACGATTAACGATTACTGCAAATAATAGCGGCAACTACACTGTCCTAGATCGCTGTTATTTTGCTACGGAAGTAGGTGGAACAACGCCAGTGACGCCAGCGAGCTACTTTGGATCAACAAATCTTTATAGTGGCATTTATAATTTTCAGTCCGTCTACCTGCAAAATGGGGTATGGCATAGCTCCAGTAGTGGCGTTCCGCTTATAGGTGGTATTGTCTGCGCTGATCCTCCTGGTTTCCCTGCGGAACTTGTTATTAAAAACACAACGAACGTAGCAGCACGATCTCCGAAGAATTTTATTGTTGAGCAATCAGATGATTCAGGAAGTACCTGGCGCACTCTGAAATCTTTTACTAATGAAATAAACTGGACGACGGGTGAAGTTCGGCGTTTTAATTTGCTTCCTGCCGTTAATTTACCACGGTTAGTTCAAGCATTTCCTCTACACAACAGCCACACCATCGCCCGTCTAGGACTCTGACATGTTCAGCCCGCTCAGTCGTCGCTCTGGTATCTGGTTTGAGCGGGTTCCGTTAGACGAGTCAGTTTCTGAGTCGATTCCCGTTGTCATCAGTGGCGTCTCTCCGGCTCCTACCGGGCGAATCTATGGTGGCGTTGAGGATACCAGTAGCAACTTCCGGCCAGCGATATTCAGCCTATCCGGTCGTCGCAATCCAATCTGGTTTGAATCGCTGGCATCTGCTTATCAAGCCCCACAAGCGGCGATTGATGGGATATCACCAGCGCCTACCGGACTGATTCAGGCGACTAGCTATTGGCCAGTTCAGATTCAGGGTATCGCTCCAGCGCCAACCGGACTGGTTGCCGCAGTCTATGACCCCAACCTGCTTTCTGATGTTCACGCGGTCACAGATGAAGCATGGCAGGAAGGCGCTCTACAGGGCCACAGCGCTGTTGAGGCTACACAGCCCGCCTCATTACTCATCAGCGATGGTTTAAGCCCCTGGCAAGCCGCTACAGCCCTGCAATCGGGGTCTGTGAATGTTTGGCAAGGTGCAGCGTTTGAAGCGGGCAGTGGCCTTGAAGCGTGGCAAGAAGGGGTATTAACCGTAGAGTCTACGGATAGCCCTTGGCAGCAAGCCATGTTCGTTGAGGGCGCCGGGAGTGACCGATGGAAAGATGGAACGCTGACTGACCATGCCGCCGTCAATCACTGGATTGGTGCGCCGTTTCTGAATCTGTCCGGGGAAGACCGCTGGCAAGAGGGGGAATCGATATCGACTCAGTACAGCGAAGGCTTCCGGGATGGGGCGCTGGTTCTCGCTGTGGAGATTGAGGTGTGGCAACAGGCCGGGCTGCCAACTAATGCGGCGAACCCGGGGCCGGTGATACCTGATCCGGTCCCGCCGCCACGATCAACCCGATTGCGCCTGATCTGTCGCTTGCCGGGGACGCGCCTGAGTTTGGGGCGGGTTCCGTGCGTCTTGATTCCTGAACGCGAAATTGCAGTACGGAGAAGCTACATGTCAGTCAATAGCGCCTCATTAGTGCGCCTGCCGGATTTAACGCCGTTGCCCGTCACGGCCATGGCGATTGAAACGGATTTCGAGTCGTGGTGCTGGGGATTTTCCGCAACCCTGGCCGGACCGGACGCCTGGGCGCTGGTACAACCGAATCCATTGGCGTGTGAGGTGCTGGCGACGATTAACGGGCAAAGCTGGAAATTCCTATTGGATGTGCCCAGTACGAATCGCACATTCAACAACGACCAGGTGACGCTGCGGGGCCGGTCACGGTCGGCATGGCTCCATGATCCCTACACGCCCTCCACGAGTCGCGATGAAACGGCGGCGCGGGAAATGGTGCAACTGGGCGAGGCGGCGCTGCTGGATACCGGGTGGACATTGGATTGGCAGTTGGAAAACTGGGTCGTTCCCGCTGGGCGCTATTCATCGTGGAATACGCCGATTGGGGCGCTGTTGCGATTGGTGCAGACGACCGACGACGGGCTGTACACGGACCCGCTACTGCCAATCCTGACCGCGCAGAAAAGATGGCCGATGGCGTCGTGGCTGTTGGATGCGGCGACGGTGGATTTGTCGATACCGGAAAGCGTGATCATCAGCCTGAGCCAGTCGCCGGTCTACAGCCTGCCGCTGAACGGGGTGTACGTCAGTGGCATATCTCATGGCGCTCTGGCACTAGTGAAAATCGCCGGGACCGATGGGGCGCTGCAACCGGCGGAACCGATCACGCATGAATTGCTCTGCGATGAGGAGGGGGTCGCGGCGCGGCAGCGGGGACTGAATGCACTGAGTGATTCCGGGGCCGGGTTCACGATGGATGCGGAAACGCTGTTCACAGAGGAAATCGGACTGGTTCGCCCTGGGATGGTGGTCAGTATCGCTGGGATGAAAGGTGTCAGCCGGTCAGTGAAGATCAGCGCGAGTTGGAATGCCGGGTTGCAGGTAGTGCAGTCGATTGGCCTGGAACGGCGGGAGGTGGAGGATGCGTAATCTCTACCAGCGGTTCAGTTCATTATCGGGCCGGTCGCTGCGCACGGTGGGAACGTGCATCAGCGCCGATTTCGGGGAGTGCCGGATTCAGTATCCGGGCGGTTCGGTTGTGGCGGTGAAAGGCGCGGGGGAAGTGGGGACGCGGTATTTTGTGCAGGACGGCAAACTGGACGGGGAAGCGGCGGCGTTGGTGAGTTTGGAGATTGAGGTGTGAGCCGTCCGTGGCCTTGGCGTTCAGTAGCGCCGACCGGTCGCCCAAATTGCCGCCGCGGTAGCGCGTTGCGCCGCCGCTTGTTCCTCCGCCGCTCTGACCTTATCCCGCTCAACGTTCATAGCTTCCCGTCGCCGGAAATCCTCCGCGTGAGCTTTGGCCTGTTCCTGGCGAGCATTAGCGCGCTCATCGAGGTAATCATTCGCGCCTGGCCCCATGCCGGAACCAGCGCCGGACGGGATCGGTTTGACCGTCACGGCCTCACCTCCGCCTTGCGGCGTACAGGGCGCTTGCTGAAATATCGGCGGTGCGCCCGGCGTCGGGGACGGGCATTTGTACATCGTCTGTCCGAATGCGGACGGACTGGCCAGTAGAATCATCAGAAAAATCTTGTTCATCGTTAATTTCTCCGTTTTTTGTGACGCAATGCAGTGTCAGTATAGCGCCGTCCTTGGCGCTTTCCAGCTAGTGAATCCGGGGCCGGAGATCACGGTGCAGGTAGTACTGGCTAATCGCCAGGTAATCCCAGGATGTTTTGCTGACCGGGTTGTGCTGATGGATCAGGGTTTCAACCAACAGTTTCAGCGTCCCCTGTAGATCGTAGATCAGATCAATCAGGTCGTCTGTGGTGCTTTCGTGGGGATCGGGGTCGTCAAGGCGGTTCATGCGGCCTCCTGATCGTCATTCGCTGAAAACGGCGACTGGTTCCGGTCAAATTCGATCAGTTGGACAATGCCCGCAATGGCGATAGGGCGCACTTTCCACTCAGTCACGCCGTTGCCGTGCATTTCGGAGACGAACCACGAACCGATATAAGCTTGGCGCGGGACAAACCGATTCTGCGAACTGCCGTTGTAGGGGGTTGCCTGGCAGGCAATCGCATGGCGACGGGCAAACGCCAGAAACGAGGCACGATTGAAACGCTGTCCGGTTTTGCGCTGCAACAAGCTGAACATGGATGCAAAATCCATCAGGGTTTCACTGGACACCACTTGATCGTGGAACAACGCTTTCGGGCGGGTGGATTCCAGTTCCTGTTGTTGCTGTTCCAGTCGTTCCTGTTGATCAGCCGCCAGGCGCAATGCCTCGACATAGTTGCGGGGGAGGGCGGGCTTGCTCTCCATCAACCGCCGTTCGCATTCGATGAAGTATTGCCGCGCCTGCTTGCCCTTGGCGTTGCGCTCCACCATGGCCAGTTCCTTGCCCATGCTGATTGAGCAGTGGTAGTCGATACGATCAGACCCCGGTAAAAAATTACCGGCAATATAATCAATATCTTGCACAAACCCATAATCAGTAATTCGGTTCTTAATCCAGTTCCGAAATTCAGAGCGCACTTCCAAAAATTCGTGCAACTTGCGAGCGTCAACAGCGTTGACGGGAGCATCGCCGATAGTGGCGGTGAAGACGGGGATAAGCTGATTGCTCATGGTGCGGTTCCCTAATGACATTTGGAGACCGCCACTCTTGAGACCAAACAAGATGGTGGCGGAATTGCGGGAGGTTGGTCTACCGGCCATTAGGAAACCGGCCACTCTTGCGAGTGCCTCACGCAACCCCGCCATTGAGGGCATAAAAAAAGCGCCTCTTGGCGCGGGTGCGCCTAATGATTCCGGGAGACCAATCCCGACTTCCGTTTTGGAAGTGAGGAAAGCCTACCCGGGATTAAAAGGCGCGTCAAGACTTATCCACAGGGTTATGCACAGGCGGGATTGTCGCCAGATTGTCGCCAGTGGTTGTCCGGGCTAGGCGCGATAAGGTTAAAATTGGCATGATTTGGCATAAATTGGCAATTGGGAACCGGAACAGGGCGGTTAAATCAATTGGTTATGAATAACCCTCTCCCACACCGGGAGAGGGGAACGGCGCTAACCGGCTGTTTTTTCGGCAAACATCAAAGGCTCTTTCGCCGGATTGTCGCCAGCCTCCAACCGGGCTACCGCATGGCGGGCACTGGTCGGGGCCAGATGCGCATAGCGCTGCGTCATCATGATATTGGCGTGGCGTAACACCTGCGACACCTCCAGCAGCGGAACGCCGGCCTGTACCAACCAACTGGCGCAGGTATGCCGGAGATCGTGAACCCGAAAATCCTCAATGCCTGCCGCTTGACATGCGGCTTTGAACGGCCTTTTCACGTCCTGAATCCGCTGGCCTTGGCGATTACAAAAAACATGTGGCGCTGCCGGGCAATGTTCCGCCCTGAATCTGGCGCGATTCAACAGTGCTTGGCGGGCCACCTGGTTGAGAGGAACGCTGCCGCGCTGACCGTTTTTCTGAGTGTCCAGATAAATCAGGTTTTGGCTAAAATCCACCCGGCTCCATGCCAAGCCCAACATCTCTCCTTTCCGCATTCCGGTATGCAACGCCAGCCGAATAAAGTCGGCCAGATATTCGGCGCGGCTGGTATGCGCGACTGCAACCAGCGCATCCGCATCCTCGTGCGTCAACCAGCGCACTCGCCCTGGCGGTTCCTGCAAATCCAGATTCGCTGCCGGATTCGGCAAAGTATCTGCCGTATGGCAGCGGTTCCAAGCGCTGATCGCCGCACTGAATAAGCCCAGTTCCCGCTTGATACTGCTATCACTCACTGCATCCTTGCGGCGTTGCGCCAGGTAGTCTCTGACCATGCCAGTGGTCGTGATCCCCCGAATCGTCATCCCTTGAAACGACCGACTTAGCGCTCTCACTAATGAGCGGTCGCGCTCAATATCCCGCCGCCGCTGCGCTGATTCCAAGTAGTCCGCCAGCACCTCATCAAACAACGGGTCCGCCAGTGGGACTATGCCGCGCTGGGTTTCCTGCCAGATGGCAGCGCGTTTTTCGGACTCGACGAGAGCGGCTTTGCCACGGTCGGTAGTCTGAGTAGATTGTTCAACCGTTCGCCCGCTGGCGTCGCGGAATTTGATCCACCAATAGGGGCTGCCTTTCTTTCGGTACATAGTTCCTCCGGCGCCCCGGTCCGGTTCCCGCTCTCAGGATAGACGATTTGAGCAACAATCCAGCGCTCCAAGGCATCAGCGGGGAAGCGGACTTGCCCACCAATGCGGACATACGGGAGCGCCCGTTTCTGATGGAGTCGATTGAGGGTCCGCACCCCGACGCGCAACCGTTCCGCCGCTTCCGGCAGGGTCAGGAGCAGGGCGGTCATCGCCTCCTCCCCGAAACAGTACCGCCGACCTGGCCGGTGTAATGGGCGACATCGCTTTTCTTGACCCGGTATTTTTTAGCCGCCCAGCCATTGGCATAAGCCGGGCTTTGTCCCTCCCGCATGAGTTCGCGGGCAAACATGACGGCGGCGTACAGCGGGTTTTTCCCGTTCCTTTTTGGCGGGATATAGTCCATCAGATGTTCACGCTGCCCGCTGGCCTGCCGCTGAACCGGCTTTTTTTGGGAAATATCCGCTTGCGCCTGCTCAAATTCCGGGCGCAAGCGTTCGTATTCAGCCTGGAATTCCGGGTTTTGTAGCGCTTTGGCTTTGATTTCCTCAAACGGGGTAAGCCGCTTTGGTGGCGGTTGATTGAATCGCCCTGCTTTAGCGTCCGCTATCAGTTGTTCCATCTGCTCCCAGGCACTCATCGCGGAACCCCCACAATCATTTCATAGCCCGGGCGGGCAATGGCATATCCGGTCAGTTTTCCCTGCTGCACCATGCGCAGATAGCCCTTTTCCAGCCATTCCATGGCGTCGGGCGGGGCCTTTGCGGCATCAAGGAAGCCGGAAGAGAAGACCAGCCAGAGGGTTTTCATAGGGATTCATCCTCCCAATATTCCCATAGGACATGTGATTTCTGGCACTTACCGCAGCGCTTGCACACGCGCCAGTACCAAGTGCAGCGCCGCGATTCATAGCGCCAGGTGTGAAAACCGAAATAGCACAGGAGTTTTTTCACACCCTGATCTCCATTCTCTGTCTCTGTTGTTTTTCCCGTTGCCGGGTACGGACCGTGGCCAGCCATTGCTGATGCTCCGGATCATGGAATTTCGGTTCAGGTGGCGGTTTGCGCTTGACGCTGGTTCGCGCTCGGTTCAGATCTTTCGGCGGGATGGGCATCAGGGTTGCGTCTGGGTCTTGTCCGGCCAGACTGTATCGGCGCTGGTCAGGGCGATTGACGTGGTACGGCCTTTCGCCAGAAACGTACAGCACTCCAGAGTTTCGCATCCTGAGAATTAACTGGTTGACTTGATGCCGGGTAAATTGCGTCATCTCACACAAGGCATCACGGGTTAGCGGGCCGTGATCGGCCACTAAACTCAGGGTGCGCTGGTAGTTGCTTCCTTGATGCGGGATGGCCGGGTGCCCGACTCTGCGGTAATACGAGAGCCGCTTCTGCTCTCTGTAGCAGGTACGGCACGTGCGACCGCCAGAGGCGGTGAATTGGTTGTCGGGCTGTTCTTTCTCGCAGTGCTTACAGGCTTTCATACCCGTGCCCTCACAGCATTGATTGCGGCAATTCGGGCTTTTCGTGCTGCCGCCAAATCCCGCTGTGCTTTCATCCAGCGGAGGTCTTCGTCGGTGACGTTATCGCCCTGGATGCCCGGCTGTTTGCGGCGCGGGGACCAGGGCGAAATAGCCTGCCACATATTGAGTCGGGCATATTTGAAGTCGGGATGCTGCACTCGACCAATGGACTCACAACCGCCGTTATCGGACAGGTACGTTAGGACACTGCTGGCCGCGCCGCGACTGATGTTCATTAGCTCCGCTAACCCAATGGAGGTCAGCGGGCCGTGGAGCGCCAGGAGCCGGTAGGCTATTGGTAAGCGCCCTTCTTTCACAACATCCGCCCCATGGCGACGCCTGCGAGAAAGAGACTCAACCCGCCCAGGGTCATGGCGACCAGTCGGGCGGTCAGGGACTGGTGCGCGGCGATGGTATGGACTACTGGCGACGGGAGCGCAGCGGGCGCTTGCGGTTTCATGCGGATGTCGTTCACGACTTGGTTCATGGTCTGGCCGACGTGCTCAACCCGGATGGCGTCAATCAGGGCGTTGGTGCGGTCAGCGGCATCGATGGCAGCGAGTGCGGCCTGGTGCCGGGCGATGGCCCGACGCTCGGCGGCAGTGGCTAGTGGGAGGCGGCGGGTGACGGTGGCGGATTTGATGGCAGGGTTGTTCATCGTGGGGTCTCCAAGGGTGGTGCCGTCCGTGGCGCGGGGTGATGGTCAGTTGGCCTTCTCGAAAAGCACGTCAATCTCACCTGCCAGTTCAGCGTCATACTGATCGTGATCGGATAGCCAGCCGCCAAGGGCTAGTTCGCGGTTTGCGGCGGCGGTATTGGCCTCGCGGGCCGCGATCAGGTTGCGAATCTGCAAGGCCAATAAGTCGCTCGACGGTACGCTCTGCGCGGTGCTGGCTTTCGCCAATAGGTCTTGCGGGGTTTGCTCGTTCATTGCATTCTCCAAGGGTGCGCCGTCCTTGGCGCGGGGGGGGGATTAGGCGGCTTGTTGGGCGCTGTTCATGCCCGCTTGGAAACCGCGCTGATAGGCTTCATCGAGCGCCTTCGCTGTTTCGGCATTGGCGTTTAACGCTTGCTTGAGGTCGGCAATGGGATCGGTAGCCTTGCCTTTGCGGGGCAGCTTGACCACCTTGGCCTGTTCGGCCTGCAACCGGGCCTGTTCCGCTTCCTCCAGCTTGCGTTGCTGCGCTTCGAGTTCGGCGCGTTGCCGTTCCATGGCTTCCTGTTCGGCCTTGATGCGGGCCGCTTCTACGGCTTGCTGCTGGCGGATAGCCTCCTCTTTGCGGGCTTGTTCCTCGCGTTGCGCCTTGAATTCCGCTTCCATCGCGGCCCGCTTCGCTTTCAATTCCGCTTCCTGCTGTTCGCGTTCCTGTTGCAGGCGGGCTTCTTCCGCTTTCCGGGCTTCCGCTTCAACCCGGGCCTGTTCCGCTTGGCGGGCGGCTTCGAGTTCGCGCAACCGGGCTAACTCTTCCCGTTCGGCCTTGATACGGGCCGCTTCCGCTTCCTGTTCGGCTTTAATGCGGGCTTGTTCTTCTTCGTAAGCGATGCGATTTTCAAGGGCCAATTGCATGGCTTGCCGGGCTTCTATCAAGGCTTCTTGAGCGCCCGGCAAGAATTCCTGAAAGTCATCTACCGATAATTCCAGCGCCAGCGCGTTTTCCAGTTCGGCCTCGATGACTTCGGCAGGCTGATTCGCAACCGTACTAACCCAATTGCGGATCGCACTGATCTTGTCGGCAATGCCAGCGAGCCGGGCCGCTTCGGCGCGGGCCTTGGCGGCTTTCTCTTCTTCCTTGCGCTTCTCTTCGGCCTTAATGGCTTCATCAATCGGCTCTTCAATGGCCAACAATTCAGCAGTAATCCGCTTCGCTTCGGCATCAATCAGCCGACTTCTTTCGAGGGCCGGGGCTTTCAATTCCACCCGGAGCTTTTCGAGGGCGATGCGATAGCCTTTCACTTCGGCGCGGGCTTTCTTGGCTTCGTCCATGCCTTTGGTGGTGGTGACTTCAAACGGGCCGCTATGCTTTTCGCGCAAGATAGCGATAGCGGCAGCGGTTTGGGTGTATTCGCTAATCTGGTATTGCTCAGTCATCGTCATTTAACCCGCCATGGCTGGCGGGTTCCTCATGGGGGTTAGGCGGCTTTGGGAAAGGTAGCTTCAACGGCTTTCCAGGCATCGACGGCGCGTTTCTTCATGCCGTTTTTCAGGCTTGCGACGGCGGCGCGATGCTGCTCGAGTTCTTCGCGGGTCTGGCATTCGCTGATCGCCAGAATCAGGTCGGCAATCGGATCGGCTTCCGGTTCGGCCGGCAGGATTTCGCCTGTTTCTGGATCGTGCGGCGGCAGGTCAGCCACAATCGGCTCGCGGGCGTTCGTGGTGCGCAGCTTGGCCTTGGCCTGTTCGGTTCGTGATCCCGTGACGGGCGGGGCTGCGGTGACTTCCGGCGTTTCCAGTTCATCAGCGGAATAGACGCCGAGCAGCACATCTGGGCAGTACAGCCGCGCCCAGCGCTTGATCGCCAGATAGGCCAGTTGCATCCGGGGATCGTGCTCCCAGAGCGGGCTGTTGCGCACTCCGGCCTGCGCCATACTGACGCGGTGGCTCGTCGGTTCAGTATCGCCCTGGAAGGTGGCGCTGATCGTGACCGCCAGCTTGTCGTCTTTACAGGCCTTGCCGTTGATCTGGCTCCAGTCGCCTTCCCAGACAAACTGAGGACGCCCGACAATCGGGGCACGGGTAATGACCACGGCGTTGATCAGCTGCGCTTCATAACCGAGTGTCCCGTTCACCAGGTGAGTTTTTTGCGCCACGCTGAACGGGTTCATGTTCCACTGCGCGGCCTGCAACACGATGGCCATGCAGTCGCCGACACTGCCCCGTAAATGCGCCGGAATAGTGGTCTTGCCAGAGGCCATAATCTCGGCGGTCCGCAGCATCCGATCCATCTTGCTGTCGTTAAACATCAACTGGTTGACGCTGCCTTGAATCAGGCGGTCAAAATCAGTGGGCATGACGTCGGTGGCGTCGCTGTACTGGGTAGCGACGGGGGCTTCAATGCGGACAGGGGCATTCATTTACTTCTCTCCTTTCAACCGGAACACCCGGCTATTCGTGGTTTTTGCATAAGTTTCGTACAAGCCTGCCGCCTTGATGGCCGCGGTATCGAGTCGGGTACTGGTCTGCGATTTCCACGTGCACAGCGGTTTACCGTCCGGGCCGACCAGCGCTTCGGCCTCGCCGATACGGACCTTCAACGCTAGTTCAGCCATGTCGCGTTCGTAGTCGAGGACCTTCTGGCGGGCCTTGAGATCGCGCAGTTCGGCCAGAAGCTGAATAGCCTCGTCATCAGCGGTGACGCATTCGCCGTTGATGGACTTGGCAAAGCGCCGCGCCACGTCCTCAAGCGTCTGCGGGTCTGGTGGTGTGTCCGTCTCGACGTGCCACCAAAAGACGGATATGCCATCCTTGATGAGTTCGTGGCATTCCGGGTCGGCCTTGATGGTGTAAATCTTGAGTTCCGGGCCTGGCACCAGGGCGGCGACATAAGCGGTTTCCGCGCCAGTCAGCATCATGTAACCCTGCATCTGCAACAACACGTCGTCGTCCACCTCGTCCGTGCCATCCACGCCGAACCGGTGTTTTGCGCCCCAGCCGAGCGAGGTCTTCATATCCACAATGGGGCGCTTCTCGCCATTGAGGGCGCTGGCGCGGTAGTCCACATGGCCGATCAAGGGCAGGGTGTCGTGCAGATATTCTTTGCGGTCGCGGCGCAGTTCCCGACCGAGGCGCTCCGCGACGAACGGACGCAGCACATCCTCCATGGGTTCGCCCAGGGCAACGCGCAACTGGTTGCCGATATCCGGCCAGGGTGCTTTGCCCGTGTACATTTCCCACAATTCGTAGGTGGTTCCCCAGCGCGATAGGCCTAGGGCTTGGGCAATCTTGGAACAGCCGAGCCGGGTCTGATGGCTGGCGGCGATGTCGATTTTGGCGGGTAGGGTCATGGTTGCGCCTCCAGTTCAGCAATGCGGGTGTTGGCTTCGCTCAGTTCATCTTCCAGCCGCGAAACGTCCGCGTTGGCTTTATCGAGTTCTTCTTCCAGTCGTGCGATTTCGTCGCTCAGCTTTTCAGCGAGAGTGCCAATTCCGTAATACAAATCATTACGCTCTTTCTCAGTCATGGGGTGTGTCTCCTAAAGGTGGTCAAAAGTGGTCACTGGTTACTGCGTACATTGCTCGCATCTGAGCGACGCTCAGGCGCGGGCCGACATGGATCATTTCCGGCTTGCGGTGAAGCCGGGCGATGGCTTTGGGCGGGCTGGATGCGCTGTAGCGCTCCCGGCGGGTGTTGTGCTTTTTGGTTTTGTAGGGGGTCATGGGGCGACTCCAACTGCCGAGGAATCCTTGGCAGTTAAGCGACGGATCGCGGCTTGCGCGTCTTTCCGCGCCTGGCGGTGACTGCGGGCTTCGCTGCCCAGCAGCAACTGGTGCGGATTGGCGCGGTAAATCTGCCAGGCATACCATCTGGGCTTGATGCATGAGCACCAGATGTTGATGTGGAATTCCGGGCGCGGGCGCGGGCGTGGGCGGTTCATGGTCGATCACCGTGGCAACAGGTAGCCGTCGATGCGGCTGTGGTACACGGTACCGGCATTGGGGTTGATGTCGGCGCGGCCTTGGCGCTGCCAGACGGTGCGTGCCTCAAATTCATTCTGCCGCGCCGCCATGTGGTGACGGGGTAGCATCCAAAACTCAGTCATGACGGCCATGCCCACATGATCGGTATTTAGAATTTTCATCGTTCATCTCCTGAAAAAGCCCCCGGCAAACCGGGGGAATAACCACCAAAGGAAGATTCCCCGCTGCCCTGTCCCCAGACTAGGGGTCTCTCAGGGCTTGCCGGGTAAGGGCGGCGGGTTGAGATGAAGATACAAAAAATTTATGTACGTTGCAAGCGGTTTTTATGTTTATCGCACAAAAAAATCCCGCCGGAAATTGGCGGGATTTAAACTTACTGCGTAGTCGGGATTTTGTGCTTAGGCAGCTTGACGCTCGGCTGTAGCCTCATACGGTTGCGTGGTCAGTAGCTTCATGGCGGTATCCAGCTTGAGGTCGGCTGGCGCGTTATCCCACGCCTTGGCAATCCTGAATGAATCTGACGATAGATCGTCAATTCCCTCAACTCCAAACAGCAGCCATCCGGGTGGAACATCCAGCGCTTTAGCTATCGACATCAGTAACTCCAAGTTGATTTTCTTGATTTTTCCGGTTTCGATTCGGCTGATTTCCTGCTGAGTCGAACCGACTTTTACCGCAAGTTCGTCCTGTTCTATCCCCCGCCTGGTACGTTGATCTTTGACTCGTTGACCGTAAAAGTGGGTCAGCTTGTTCATCGTGTTTCCTCCGGTTGTTTGTGTGGAACCGGGGTTATGTATAGACAAAAGAATTTTGTCAAACATAAGACTAGCCTAAATTTATTCTTGATTCAAACATAAAATTTAAGTATGGTAGTCCGCTATGACTACTGACCTGAAATCCTGGATTACCGAAACCGGCCCGATTCTGGGCTATCGCCGCCTCGCGCAACGCTGCGGGGTGTCCTGGCAAACCGTTCAATATTGGACGCGGATTAACCGCGTTCCGGCCAAGCATCTAGCCCAGGCCGAAGCGGAAACCGGCGTTCGGCGTGAACACCTCAATCCCATGCCGTTTTCTGTCGCTCCTATTAAAGAGGCCGCATGAAACCCCACAACGTCCCCGATGACCTCTATCAGCGCCTCAAGCGGCTATGCCGAATGATGACGTTCGTAAGGAAACAGCGGGATGTGATCCGGCGTCGGCGGGTATTCGTATGAGCAAGGCCAAGCCCTTCAAGCTGACCGCGCCTCGGCCGCTGGAACATCAGGAACAGGCGGCGCTGTTTCAGTATGCGGCCGTGCAGGAGCTGCGGGACCCGCGTTGGGCGATGTTGAACGCCAGTCAGAACGGGATGCGGGCGTCGTCGATTCATCAGGCGCGGCAGGCGAAAGCGTGTGGGATGAAGAAAGGCTTTCCCGATATTTCCTTTCCCGTTCCGGCTAATGGCTATCACGGGATGTATATCGAATTGAAGCGCCAGGGCGGGGTGCCCTCGGATGTCAGCAAGGAGCAGCGGGTGTGGCTGGCGCTGCTGGACAGTCAGGGTTATCTGGCGGTCGTGGCTTACGGCTGGGATGACGCCGTTAAGCAGATTGAGAAGTACCTGGACGACGGTGCGCAATGAATTCATGGCGGGGTGGAGCAGTGGCAGCTCGTGGGTCTCATAAGCCCGAGGTCGCAGGTTCGAGTCCTGCCCCCGCAATCCTTTTTAGCCACGGTAGCTCAATGAAAGAGCGACGGGACTCCTCTCTGTCGGTCCCGGTTCAAGTCCGGGTCGTGGCTCCATTTCGAACTACCGAGGATTCCTCGGTAGTTGGCAACAAAAAACCCGCAGTTTACGCGGGCCTTTGCGCCGGGGACGAACCGGCTCATCACTGACTGATATGGAGTCGAAATGACTGAATCGATTATAACCCTGCCGCTAGATTCCATTCAAGCCGATACGCGGGCGCAATCCCGGGCGGAAATCGACATGGTAGTGGTCGGTGAATACGCCGAGGATATGAAAGCGGGCGCGGCATTTCCGCCCCTGGTGGTGTTCCATGACCAGACGACCTATTGGCTAGCCGAGGGCTTCCATCGCTATCCCGCCTATCAACAGGCGGAAATTACCCCAGTTCCCTGCATCGTAAGGCCGGGCGGGTTGCGTGAGGCGATTCTGCAATCACTCGGTTCCAATGCCGACCACGGCAAGCGCCGCAGCAATGCCGATAAGAGGCGGGCTGTGGAGATGATGCTCAAGGATAGTGAGTGGGCGAAGTGGAGTAATTACGAAGTAGGTAGGCGTTGCGCGGTCGCCGAGAGTTTTGTCAGAAAACTCAAGGACGAATTAGGTATCTACGCACAAAGCGCAGAGAACGGAAAAACTCTAGCAAAATCAAGCAGCGGAAAAACCTACACCATCAACACCGGCAACATCAGGAAGAAGGTGCAAGCGGAGCCGGAACCGGTTGAACCCCCTACGTTCGTTGAACCGGTCACGGAGTCGCTGTTTGTTGCTCCTGGCGAAACGCCCGAGCCGATGTTTAAGGAAGACCCGCCCTTTGAAGATGAATTTGAAGATGAGGGCGGCAACCCGTTTTCTTTCCCCTCCACACCCAAACCGGAAATCGACGACGAAGAAACGCAGTTTCTGGCGGAACTGGATGCGGAGGTCGCTCGTGAGTTGGGGAAAGCGCCGCCGGTCGTGGCTGCGGTCACTGAAACGGAAGCTCTGCGCTTGGAAGTGGAGCACAGCGATTTCCTCAGCTATCTCGATGATACCGCCAAGGAATGGGGTGTTGACGCAGTGAAGTCGTGGGTTGCGGAATGGCTGGTGGCGCAGCAACACGCCTTTGCGGCGTTAGTGAAACCGGAGTCGGTTGATGCCGAGACGTTGCCGTTGCCGCTGGAGGTCGCATGAAAAGCATTGTGGGCTTTGCGGAGCTACTGGCGCTGTTGGTTGCGGTCTTTGGTGTGCTGATCGGTAGCGTCATGTTTGTGGGCTGGACGAACGGTTTTTTGCGGGTCGGGCCTCCAAACTACAATACGAATCGCCATATCCGTTTATGGTCAGTCCGCAAGGTGGCCCCATGAGCGCCCTGTCCCTGCGCCCGTATCAAGTTGACAAGATCAGTGAAGCCCGTGGGTTGATGGCCCAGGGCAAGAAGTCGATCTGTTTGGTATCGCCCACAGGTTCCGGCAAGACCGTGATATGCGCCTACATCATTCAAAGCGCCCTGGCAAAGAGCAAGCGCGTCCTGTTTCTGGCGCATCGCCGGGAGTTGATCGACCAGTGCGCCGCCAAGCTGCGGGATCTGGGTATCTGGGATTACAACGTAGTGCTGTCCGGGCATCCGCATTCGCGCAATCCCGATGCGCCGGTGCAGATTGCCAGTATCCAGACGCTGATCCGCCGCGCGTTTCCGCCCGCCGATTTGATCGCTATCGACGAAGCGCATCATGCGGCCAGCGGTTCCTATCAGACGCTGCTCAAAAACTATCCAGACGCCTATGTGCTGGGGCTGACCGCCACGCCGGAACGCCTCGACGGGAAGGGATTAGATAGTATTTTCCAAGACTTGCTGAACGTCGCCACGGTCCCGGAATTGATCGCCAACGGCTTTCTGGTGGCCCCGCAATGCCTGGGGCCGTCGCCGGAAGCGGTCGCTAGCCTTAAGGCGGCGCTGGCCAAGGTCCATACGCGAGGCGGCGATTACGCCGAGGATGAACTGAGTGAGGCCATGGACAGCCCGACGCTGGTGGGCGACATCGTGACCCATTGGCGCGAATGGGGAACCGGACAGAAAACCATCGTGTTTGCCGCCAGCATCGCCCATAGCCAGCACATCGTCGCGCAGTTTCAAGCCGCTGGCGTGGCAGCCGCTCACTTGGATGGAACCATGAGCTTACCCGAGCGGGAAGGCGTGTTGAGTGCCTGGCGCGGCGAGTTGCAGGTTGTGAGCAACGTCCAAGTATTAACGGAAGGCTTCGATTTCCCTGAATTATCGTGCTGCATTCTGGCGCGGCCCACGAAGAGCGTGGCGCTGTACCTACAGATGGTCGGGCGGGTGTTGCGCACCGCGCCGGGCAAGCAAGGCGCGATCATTCTCGATCATGCTGGGAATGTCATTGAGCACGGTCCGCCCCAGATTGAACGGGTCTGGACCCTGCAAGGTTCAGCGAAAAAACGAACGGTTATTCAAACGCATACCTGCCTGTTACTGGGGTGCGGCGCGATGTTTGTCGAGCGCGATGCGGGCGCGGTGTGGTGGGTCGGCGCAACGCAGGCCGGGGTGGTAGAGAATTACCGGTTCATGGCCCGCAAGTTCGAGCGCATGGATCGCAGTAGCGCGGAGTTCAGCAAGGAAGCCAAACTGCTGATTTGCCCCTCTTGTAGCCATGCCCATTGCAAGTTTTGCGGCTCGCCTTTCCAGCCGCCGAGCGCCGATAGCCATGATCGGCTGATCTGTCCGCACTGCCAGGGCGAATACAGCAGCGACCGGCTGGCTCCTGGCGAGGAACAGGAACGCAAGATGATCACCGCTACCGACGGGAGTTTGGTCTTCATTGGCGAGGATTCGCTAGCGGTCAGCAAGATCAAGATCAAGAACGAATACAACCGCTTGCTGGAACTGGCCCGGCAAAAGAACCATAAGCGCGGCTGGGTCTGGTACAAACTCAAGGAGCAGTTCAGTGAGGACCAGTTGCGCGAGTCGCTGCCCTGGCACAAGAGGGAGTGGTGGAAGAAAGGCGCGGCGGAATCGCGGGGAGCGGGCGCATGATTGCCCCCACCGAGGACACCATCCGCTCAGCGCTGGCCTGCCTGAACCCGGATGATCGGGAGGTGTGGGTCAAGGCCGGGATGGCGATTCATGCGGAACTGGGGCCGGGCGGTTATCTGCTCTGGAATGAATGGGGCTGTCAGGGCTCCTCGCATAAGGAACGGGACGCGCAAAGCGTCTGGCGTTCCTTCCACAAAAACGGCGTCGGGATTGGCAGTCTGTTTTCCATGGCGTCGGCCACCGGTTGGACGATGCCCCAGGCGAAGGCCGTAACGACGACGTTTTTTGACTCTAGCCCGGAAGGGAAAGCGGCGTGGATTTGGGATCATGCCGGACCCGTGCCCGCCGATCATCCCTACCTGCTGCGCAAAGGCGTCAAGGCGTATGGCCTGCGCTTGCATAAAGAGTCGCTAACGATTCCGCTGCGCGATGCCTGGGGGACGCTGAAAACCCTGCAATTTATTTTCCCGTACCCCAAAGACGGGAAGGACAAAATCTATCTCAAGGACGGCAAAAAGTCCGGGGCGTTTTTCGTCATTGGCGAGTTGGTCAAGGCGCGGACGGCGCTGATCGTGGAAGGGTACGCGACGGGAGCCAGCTTGTTTGAGCATACCGGTCTGCCGGTGATCGTGGCCCTGGATACGACGAATCTGGAGGTGGTCGCGCTGGCGATTCGCGCCCGCTACCCCCGACTCAAGCTGCTGATCTGTGGCGATAACGATGAAGCGAAGACGCCAGGCAATCCCGGCAAAAGCGCGGCGATAGCGGCAGCAAAAGCCCTGATCGGCGGTAGCGGCTGGTGCCTGCCGGATTTCTTGACGCCCACGCCAGGCGAAATCGCCGAAGAAGCAGGCGCGAACGCCAGCAAGGCGCAGATCAAGGCCGCGACTGAGAAGCTTCGCCAGCGCGATAGCCTGCGCTATGAGACGGAAAAGCCTACTGACTTCAACGATTTGACCCGCTGGAATTCCGGGATTGATCGTCTCAAGTTCCAGATTGAAACCGCACTGGGCCAGATCAGCGTCATCGAAGTGCGCCCCGGTGATTTAGTGGCGATTGTCCGCAAGGCCGAGGCGGAGTTGCTGTTCGGCGGCGGCGTCTATCAGCGGTCCGGGAGCCTGGTGCGTCCGGTACGCCATGATTCCATTGCCGGACGGGCGGAAGCGCTAAACGGCTTGCCGCTGGGCGCGTTGCGGCTGTGTGAACTCACTCCGCCCTGGTTGACTGAACGGTTCGCGACGGTCGCCAAGTGGAAGCGCTTCAACGAGAAAGAGCAAGCCTGGAAAGCGATCGATCCGCCCGAGCAGTACGCCAAAACCTATCTGTCGAAAACCGGTCAATGGCGGACCCCGATTCTGACCGGGATTGTTGAATGCCCTACACTGCGCAGCGACGGTTCGCTACTGAATGCCCCAGGGTATGACGCGGCCAGTGGGCTGTATCTGGATTACGCCGGGGAGCCGATTCGCGTCCCGGAGTCGCCCACACGGGCGGAGGCCCTGGCGGCGCTGGCGGTACTCAAGGAGCCGTACAGCGAGTTTCAATTTGCCGACCCGGCGATGGGTCAGTCCATTGCGCTGGCCGCCGTTTTGACCGCCGTGGTGCGTCGTTCGCTGCGCACCGCCCCGCTGTTTGCCTTCGATGCGCCGGTGATGGGTGCGGGCAAGGGGCTGTTGGTCAAGATTGCCGCACTGATTGCGACCGGACGCCCCGCGCCACTGTTGTCGCAAGGGCAGGATGAAGCCGAAACGGAAAAGCGCCTCGGCTCCATGCTGTTAGCGGGCGTCTCTATGATCAATCTGGACAACATTGAACGCCCGGTCGGCGGGGAATTGCTCTGCTCCATGCTGACTGAACCGGTCTGTGGGGTGCGCATTCTGGGCAAATCCGAATCGCCGGACATGCCCTGTAATCTGACCCTGTTTGCCACCGGCAACAATCTGCAATTCATGGGCGATATGGTGCGTCGAGTGCTGATCTGCCGCCTTGACCCCGGCGTGGAGCGCCCAGACGCCCGCACCTTCAACCGCAACCTGAATGACTGGGTGCCCGCCAATCGCGCCCGGTTGCTGACTGCCGCCCTGACCGTACTGCGGGCCTATATCGTCGCCGGGAAGCCGGTACAGCCCATTACCCCGTATGGCTCCTTTGAGGAATGGTCCGGCTGGATTCGCTCGGCGCTGGTGTGGTTGGGCGAAACAGACCCGTGCCTGAGCCGGACGGCGTTGGAAGATGATGACCCGGTGCTGTCGGCGCTCCACAGTATCTTGCCGTTGTGGAGCCATGATCTTGGGCCGCGCACCTATACCGCCGCCGAGGTCTGCAACATCGCCGGCGGGGACTTGCTGGTGGCCCTACTGGATGTCGCCGCCAGTCGCCGTGATCCGGAGAAGATTGACCCGAAACGCCTCGGCAAGTGGCTGTTGAAATACAAAGGTCGGGTGGCCAGTGGATTGCGGATTGTGAAGGGGGAGGACAGCGACAAGAAAATCGCGATATGGCGAGTTGTTCCTGCCAGTCCTTCTGAATCTCATTCTCCGGGGTGTACGGGGTTTACGGGGTATGGTTCTAGCCCTACGCGGGAGAGAATACAAAAATCACATTGTGATAACAGCAGTAATGCAGATATGAATAGCAACATTTCACATGGGGATGGCCAAAACAAACCCCGGCAAACCCCGTACACCCCGGACGCTGATTTTCTGGCGAAACGAAAGGCGGAATTGCTCGCTGCTGGCTATAGCGAGAAAGCGGCGGCGCATCAAGCCTGGTTGGAGTCCGGTCGTGTCTGATGACCCAATCGCCGACCGCCTGATTTATGCCGCTTTCCCCGTCCCGCTCAAGGACGCGATGAAGATTGCCGCCCAGCGTTGGAGCTGGGATCGGGAGACGTGGCGCTACCAGACCCTGTTGATTCAAGACGCCATGAACCGGGTGCTGGTCGATGATCTGGCGCTGGCATACCGCAATCCCCCACCGGCTTTTCAGGAGGCCGCATGAACCTCAACACCCGCGATCTGCATGTGGCCATTTGCCGATTGCTCACTTGCGCTCCGCCGACGCCCTGTCCGCGTGAAGAGGATTGCACCATGGTGGCCATGGCGCTGCGCCGATTGCTGCCGGACCCGATTCCCGATGAACCTAAAGACCCGGGATGTCGTGGCGAACTATGCGCCGGATTGGAGTGGGGCATGATCGTCATCGACACCAAAGAATGCCACCAATGCCAGCACTACCAGCGAACCCGCAAAGGCCCACATTACTGGGATTTGGATTGCGCCATGAAGCAGCGCGAATTTGAAACCGGCGATGCGGACAGCTGCGGGATGTACAGCGAAGACCCACAACCGCCCGCCGATAGCGTGGGCTTCCCTTATGGAGATCAGGAATGAGCGAAACATCCTCGACTTACATCGCCTGCGCCTCCGGGACGCAGACCCAGACCGACGTTTGCGTTCAGGTGAAAGGGAGTCTGGTGGAACTGCTCGGCCACCCGCAAGTATGGCTGATCCCGGAAGATGCGCACCTGCTCGGGGTGGCGTTGATTCACGCGGCGCAACAGGCGGGCTATACAACCCCTGATGAGGAGTTTTGACCATGCCCAAGACCTTGACCCTATCCCCAGAAGGTGCGGCCTTCATCGCCCGTTTTGAGGGCTTCAAACAGCAATCCTACATCTGCCCGGCGGGTAAGCTGACCATCGGCTACGGCCATGTCATTCGGCCCGGTGAACTCTTCTCCAGCCTGACGCAAGCTGAAGCGCTCGATCTACTGCAACAGGACGCGGACCGGGAAGCCGCTGCCGTGGGCCGGGCGCTGACCGTAGAACTGACGACCTACCAGGCCGACGCCCTGATCAGCCTCGCCTTCAACTGCGGGGGCGGGGCGATTCGGAAAAGCACATTCCTGAAGCGGCTGAATGCGGGTCTGATCAACGACGCCGCTAACGAACTCCTGAAGTGGACGAAGGCGGGCGGGAAAACCTTGCGGGGACTAACGAACCGCCGCATGGCCGAGCGGGCACTGTTTCTGGATGGCGATTACGGGAGCGCGTGATATGGACCTGACCGGACTGGGCGCTGTGGCTGATCTGGCCAGTGGCGTCATCAATCGTATTTGGCCAGACGCCAGTGAAGCGGAAAAAGGGAAGCTCACCCTGGCCCTGGCACAACTGAACGCGGAACTGGAAACCGCGAAAGGGCAAACGGCGGTCAATGCCGCCGAGGCTGGTAGTGGGAGCCTGTTTGTCGCGGGCTGGCGACCGGGCATTGGCTGGATTTGTGTCGCTGCCCTGGGCTACCAGTATGTGATCTACCCGGCGTTATTGTGGCTGACTGTTTTTTACCCGACCGTGACCGCACCTAAGCCGGTCGTTTCGGAAATCCTCATGGAGCTACTGTTCGGCATCTTGGGTCTGGCCGGATTACGCAGCTACGAAAAAACCAAAGGCGTCGCAAGATAATGAACTTGGATAAAGAAGACCTTCACGACCACCGCCTGGCGACCAGTGCCGACATCGCCCGCCTCGTGGAACAGAATCAGGGGATCGCCAATACCGTGCAAGCCATGGTTTCAACGATGAACAATCACGAAACTAGGATCACGGTGCTTGAGGTGAAACACAGCCTGAGTACGAAAGAGGTTGAGGAGATCAAGGGCAACGGGGCTGAAACCCTGCGCGTTCTAGCGGAACATACGAAACAGGAAGATAAAGACCGGCAGCGGTTGCTGGTGGCTGTGGTGAGTACGCTCCTAACGGTAATCGGCGCGGTCGCCGTGATGGCTGTGAATTATTTCCTGAAATGATTACGCTCGATATTCGCGGGTTGCCGGAGATTGAGCGGATGCTGAATAACTTGGCAACAGAGCAGATGCCATTTGCTATCAGTAGTGCGCTGAATAGCACCGCTTTTGCTGTGCAGAAGTTTGAGAAGGCGCGGATACCCACGGTGTTTGATCGACCGACGCCGCTGATCAAAGGGGCGGTCCGGGTTGAGAAGGCGACGAAGCAGGAGCTGACCGCGAAAGTGTATGTGGATCCGAAACGGGCCATCATCCTCAAGACCCATGAAGAGGGCGGGCGACGGGGCGATCAGAAACTGGAACGGTATCTGCGTAGTAAGGGATGGCTGGCATCCGGCTGGCGGGCAATCCCAACAGACAAAATGCCGACAAACAGTTACGGCAATCCCCGGCAAGCGGAGGTCAATAAGCTGATTGCCGGGTTGCCGGGTATCAGTGGAGTTCGCGGGGATAAGCGCAGAGTGTTTGTAATCCCGCAACAGCGCGGCGGGTTATCGCCTGGGGTGTATCGCACGTTGTCGCGTTCGGCAGGCGCGGCGATTGTGAAGCTCTACCATTTTGTCAGTCGGGCTGAGTACCAGACGCGATTGGAGTTTGTCGATTCAGCTCGGGATGAAGCAACGCGGTTGTTGCCAGGATTGATGAGCGCAGCGATTGAGCGGGCGATACGGACAGCGCGATGAACGCCGGGGACCCTGGAAAACGCGAACCGATACGGGTAATCG